CCGCGGTCATCGCCGACGACAAGTTCACCGCCCCGTACACCGTCTCCGGCACCCTGATCTCCGCCGTGTCGGAGCTCATCCACCGCAGCATCCCGGCCGCCGAGATCGTCGCCACGATCAGCGACGTCAGCATCGGCACCCGCACCTTCGATGTGGAAGCAGATCCATGGGCTGGCGTCCAGGAGATCGCCGCCGCCGGGGGCGCCGAGGTGTACCCGGACGCCGACGGCGTGTTCCGCATCGCGACCCTGCCGGACCTGCCCACGGCGACCCCTGTGTGGGAGATCAACGCCACCGAGGGCGGCGCCTACATCTCCGCCAACCGTGCCATGACCTCCGACAACGTCAACAACGGGGTGCTGGCCCGGGGCGGGAATACCACCGACAACGTGCCACCGGTCTCCTACCTCGCCGTCGACAACGACCCCAACTCGCCCACCTACTGGTCGGGCCCCTACGGCAGGCGGCCGATGTTCTACTCGTCGGCGACGCTCACCACCACGGGCGCCTGCCAGCAGGCCGCCATCCTGAAACTCGCCCAGGCGAAAGCACCCAACGCATCCGGCGACGTCAGCAGCCTGCCCAACCCGGCGCTTGAACCTGGCGATGTTGTCCGGGTCATGCACGAGGACGGCAGCCGCGAACTCCACCAGGTCGCCTCGTTCTCCGTGCCGCTGGACGTGGGAGGCGAGTTCCCCATCGCCACCATCAGCGCCAAGGAGGACTCTTGAGTCGGCCCGCGCTCGCCGTCCACCGCGACCTCGCCGCCGCCATGAAAGCCCAGGCCAAACGCGCCGGGGAGGAATCCCCGTCCGTGCGGGGTGCGGACTGGCGGCTCGCCACCGTCACCGCCGTCGGCACCGACGGGACCGTCACCGCAGACGGCATCAAGGTGCGCCGCATGGACACCTACCAGGCGCCTGTCATAAACGACATCGTCGTCATCTGCCAGTCCTCCAGCGGCAACTGGGTCACCTTCGGCCGCACCGCGTCCGCCATCGACCCGAACGGGGCCTGGACGGCGATCCCGTTGGCGTCCGGGTTCACCAGCACCCACACCGTGTTCGGGCCTGCCCAGTACCGCATCGTCACCGCCTATGGCAGCGCCCGGGTCGAACTCCGCGGCTCCGTCGACTGCACCTCGTCGGTGACCGCGCAGACGAACTTCTCCACCGCCCTGCCGACCGCAGCCAGGCCTTCAGCGACCCGCACCTGGGTGGGGCGCCGCAACTACTCCGTCGACACCAAGGGTGTGGTGCCCATGGAGATCTCCACCGGCGGCGTCATGAACGTCTTCGGATCCGCTTCACCGTCGCAGACCGACTGGTTCGCCCTCGACGGCTGCCACTACTACCTGTAGGAGACTCGGTGACCAGCACAGACGCCTACGGGCAGAACATCGGCCTGTGGGCGATGACGGACGCCCCCTCCATCCCCGACGCCATCAAACTCCTGTCGGACGGGGTGATCCCGCGCGGGGTGATGCGGTTCGCGTCCGCCTCGGCCCGCGGTGCAGCACTCGCCGGGGCCACCGCACCCGTCGAAGGCATGGCCTCCTACCTGCTGGATGTGAACCGGCTCGAGGTGTACGACGGATCCGCCTGGGTGACCCCGCCGCAGACTCTCACCAGCACAGCCAGCGGACTCACCGCCGGATCCGGGTTCGCGGTCAACGACTTCGCCGGCTATCGCGAAGGCCGCGTCACCATGGTCGACGCCTACGTGGCCCGCACCGGCGGCACCATCAACGAGTCGGGCGGCAACATCACCGACACCGTCTGCTGCACCCTCCCCTCCGGCTGGCGGCCCACCCACCAGACCATCAACAGCACCTGGGACAACGGCGTCGTGAGCGGCGGCTTCGTCGTCGGAACCGACGGCATCTGCACCCTGCGCTCCGCCACTGGGGACATCACCAGCGGCACGAACCTGCGCCTGCACCTGATGTTCATCAAAACCACCTGATCTACAGCAATCCTGCCCGCGCCCGGACCCCTTGGGTGCGTTCTTAATGCCCAGAACGGGGGCCAGCATGGCTACGGGACCGCAGCGCTATCCCGGCGCGGACATCACCCACTGGTATCAGGCCAGGTGGGGCGGCGACCCGATGGACGTCAACGTGGTCGTCCTCCACACCACTGAAGGCCGCACCGTGCCCGACTACGACGGCGGCGCCATGGCGCCGAACCTGACCGCCGTCCCGGACTTCGCGACCAAGAAACTGCGCTGGTACCAGCACTTCGACATCGACCGCTCCTCACGGGCGCTCGTCAACCTAGCCGGCGGCGTCGAGACGAACACCCTCAACGTCACCCAGGTCGAACTGGTCGGCACCTGCGACCCGTCCACACACAAGAGCTGGGGCAGCGCACCCCACATCTACTGGCCCGAGGCCCCGGACTGGGCGCTGCAAGACGTCGCCGACTTCCTGGCATGGATGCACACCCAGCACGGCGTGCCCCTGTCCGGCCCGGCCAAGTGGCCCGCCTATCCGAGCTCCTATGGCAGCAGCGCCGGGGCCCGCATGAGCAACAGCGCATGGACCGCCTTCAACGGCGTATGCGGGCACCTGCACGTCCCGGAGAACGTCCACGGAGACCCCGGGGCAATCGACTTCGCCCGGCTCATCGCCCTCGCCAAGGGCACCCCGACACCGCCCCAGGAGGACGACGTGGCGCTCACCGCCGACGACATCAGCAAGGTTGCGGACGCCGTGTTCGCCAAGTTCGCCGCGGGCGGAGGCGTCCTCGAGAACGCCGACCTGGCCCGCATCTGGGGCGCCGACGTCGTGCCCGCAGCCCGGCCGCCGTACAGCAACCCGGACTACTTCCAGGCGGACGGCAAGACCCCCAACAACACGACCTGGACGGCCGGGTACACGCAGCAAACCCAGACCGAGGGCATCCGTGAGACGCTGGCCCGGGTGAAGGGCCTGGAGTCCCGTCCTCCGGTCGAGCTGACCGACGCCGACATCGCCACCCTGGCCTCGGCGGTCGCCGCGAACCCGGCGCTGGCCGAGCAGATCGCGGAGAAGGTGGCCGTGAAGTTGGCGGAACGGCTCGCCGAGTGAGCGCCCTGGACTACGACTGGGAGTTCCTCGAGGACGGCCCTAGGCAGTAGACACTCCGCCTGACCTGCTGTGGGCATAGAATACCGGTCATGACTCATCAGATTCAGAGACGCTGGACAGAGGATGAACGCGACGTTCTTCATGAGCACTTCAGGACGCTGACGTACCAGCAGATCGGCGAGATCCTCGGGCGTCCATGGACTTCTGTGCGGCACCAAGCGAGTGCACTAGGGCTTACGCAGGGATCCAACTTGGGGCGCAAGTTCTCAACCAACCTCGCGTTCTTCGCGGAGCCCGACCCCCTCAACTCGTACTGGGCCGGCTTCATTGCGGCGGACGGCAATGTGCGCGGCAACAAGCTGAGCATCGCGCTAGCGGCGAAGGATGCAGGTCATGTCGCCCAGTTCGCCTCGGATGCAGGGTTCACAGGACGCCTCTGGCAGAGGGACGGCCGCTGCACGGTGCAAATCTGCTGCCCAGCCTATGTAGCTGATCTTGCACGACACTTCAACATCACGCCACGCAAGAGCCTCACGCTGAAGCCGCCGAACATCAACACGGCTGCCGAAGTTCGCGCGTTCATCACTGGCGTCATCGACGGCGACGGATCCATCACGGAGAACCGGTACCGCCGGTACGTCCGGCAGCGCATCACCGTCTGCGGCACCGCGGAAATGCTCAGCTGGATTCGAGAGCACTTCGACCAGTGGAGCCCACCGGATGGTCGCCATGCAGCTGGCGTCCGGCGCATTCCCGGAAAGAACCTGCACATGTACAGCGTGACGGCTCGACGCGCTGCCGAAGTTGGTGCCGCACTCAGAGAAGTTGACGTCCCCCGCTTGGCGCGGAAGTGGGACCGACTACCTGCGGACTGAGGCGAGCACAACGCGCTCGCCGACGCCCGCCACAACCAGACCGTCCGGCGCTGGCTCGCCGAACAGGAAGCGAGTACACCATGAAGATCTTCGGTAGAGAGCCTGCGGCGCTGCTCGCCTTCGTCGCCGTCGCCATCAAACTGATCGCCGCATTCGGCATCAATCTCAGCAGCGACCAGCAGGCCGTCCTCAACGCCGTCGCCGCGGCTGCCGTCGGCCTCGCGGTCGCAGTGATGGCGAAGGACGCCCTCGCAGCCCCCTTGTACGGCTTCGCGCAGGCCGGACTCGCGCTCGCAGTCGGCTTCGGGCTGCACTGGTCTGCAGACCAGCAGGCCGTCGTGCTGTCGTTCGTGCAGGTCGCGATCGCCATGTTCGTGCGCACCCAGGTCACCGCGAAGACCCCGGCCGCGGCCACCACTCCGCAGGGCGTGTAGGTGAAGTGCCGTCTGGCCCGGCGGCTCTCGCGCATGCTCGGCCGCCGGGGCGCGATCCTCCTCTGCTACGGCATCGTGTGGGCGATCATCGGCTACGGGCAGATCACCTCCCCGGCACCGGACCTGCGCGGCCTGCGGCTACTGCTGCAGATGATGCCGCTCGACGTATGGGGCTGGATTTGGGTCGCCTCCGGACTCATCGCGATCATCTCGGCATGGCTGCCCCAGGAGAGAGACTGGCCCGGGTTCCTGGCGCTGCCGTTGATGGTGCTGCCGTGGGCGACGTCCTACCTCCTCGCCTGGGTCATCGGGGATTTTCCGCGCGGCTGGGTCGCAGCAGTGGTGTGGGGGGCGATCGCCGCACCGGTTCTGGTTGTCGCCGGATGGCGGGAACCGCCCCGGCCCAAGAGACTTGAGAGCAGCACATGACGGTGGACACCTGGATTCAGGCCGGGCTGGCACTGATAGGTACGGGCGGCGGCGTCGTGGCCGCCCGGTCGGCGCGCAGAACGAAGCGGCAGGAGAACCGCGACGACTTCCTGGCCGTAACGACCCAGCAGGGCAAGGCCATCGAACGTCTCGAAGCGCGCGTGCAGCGGCAGGAGACCGAGGCGGAGAAGCAGCGGGAACGCATCGGCGAACAGGACGAGGCGATCGGCTGGCTCCTGCACCGGGTGCGCTCGCTCGTGTCCCACATCAAGAAGGCTGGGCTGGAGCCGCCGCCCGCCGAGCCGATGACGGAGCAGGCGGCACGCTACCTCCGCAACGTCGACGCGTGAGAACTGGAGTGCGAATGCCTGAACCCCCGGTCGCCCGCAGCCCGCGCCGCGACAATACGGCCGCCGACGCCGGCAGCCTCGAACGCATGGGGCGCATCGACCCGCAGCCCATCCCGGCGCCCAGCATCAGCCCATTCCTCGAACCCGACCTGCCGCCGGTGGACGTCGACGAGGAGCCCTGACCGCACGCGACCGCC